GTACGAAGTTCTAAGCCACAACGCTCAAAAGCCTCTTCGATGTATTCTGCTACATCTGGTTCAAAGTTTTTGCTGCCGGATAATGCCATCTAATCCTCATATAAATTATTAAAAGTTATCGCCGGATCCAAATAACTCTCATGTCCTTCTGCGCTATGCGCCCACTGCGATGGTTTAAAGTCTGGTGCGCCTTCGCCTGTAACCCAAAGAGCTGGGCTTGTAGCCCTAACCCGGTTGTTAGGTAATGCAACCAGATTGCCTTTCCATTCGCAATCTTCAGTTATATATAATACATGAGATTGCTTGTGTTGTGCAGGATCATCTGCTATGTCCGAGTCTGTGTAGTCCACCGTAAACAAATATTTGGCCTGATAAAACTCGCCATCAATCTTAGCAATCCACGGTGAAGAGCTTACACGGTCCATAACTGTGACGGCATGGTTTCTCGACTCGCAGTCCCACGGTTGTGCTAAATGGTCCTCCATAGGCCTAGGAAACTGCTCCATCGGCATATCAAACACCAAGCCTTGTATCGGCATACGCGCCCACATAGCGCCACCATGTATATTGCCTTCGTCCCAATCATCGCAATCGGCTTCGCAACCTGTAAACACGACTTGAAAACTTAGAGATCGATCTGGGATGGTGTTAACCGCAATGGCTAGAGCGTGGATGTATTCATCATGATACTTCTCATGATTGTGGGTAAACTCCCGCCTCACCCAACATTTAAAGTGCGGGACGTTACTGATGAGGTAAGACACGGCTTACCTCTTTGATTTTTTATTCATCGCTCCGCCTTTGGACTTTTTCATCATAGCCCCGCCCTTAGATTTTTTTCCTATGGCATAGCCTTTTGTTTTTTTATACGTCATAACCGCTCCTTAATCTCTGCCAAACAAACCCATGTTTGATCGTTTTGTTATTTTACCACCACTTTGTTTGTTGAGTATTTTTCTAGACAAAGGGACCGCTATTTTTTTTGCGGCAATTTGATTTATTTTTTTTGCCACATCACCCGCTCTGCGCAAAGTTTTTTTTGTTTTTTTTGCGACCTGCTTTATATCCGCGCCCTTGATGTTTTTTCCAGTTTTTTTCGATGGCATTGTTATCTCCTAAATTCTACCAAACAAGCCCATGTTTGATCGTTTTGTTATTTTACCACCATTTCTTGCAACGATAGTTTTTACGTTGGTAGGCTTGCCGCCAACGCCTTGTTTCTTTGAACGCTTGCGCTTTACAGCTGACGCGATCTGCCCTTTGGACATTTGATTTGCTTTGGACCGGGGTACGCACTTGGGGTACTTGCGCTTTGATCCTGACGTGGAAGCTCTTCCACATTGTTGAAACTTACCGTCTTTTTTTGGGGCGCCAATGTCTACCCAGTCGCCCTTGCGTCCTTTACCGAACCACTCGGTTAGACCACCTTTAGGCTTGGCCATTAGCTTCTAGGCACTCTTGTCTTTTTGCGCTTGCTGTTCATCATTGCACCACAGCCACGCCCTTGGACCATTACAGTGCCGCCATTGGCCATGTAGCCCATCTTATTTCGTACTTTTGTTGGCAGCTTGCCTAAACCCTTGTTGCCTTTTGGTACTGGTTTTAGAGACACGTCGCCGCCATTTTTCTTACTGATTGCTCCGCCTTTGGCTGCGTATGTGCCACCCATTTTTTTGTATTCTTTAACCATGTAGGCGTTGGCATAAGCTGACGGGTACACGTCAAATTTAGCTTTTGCTTTGGATTTAGCTTTGGAATAAAGCGATGGGTTTTTTACGTTATCAGGTATGCTGCCGCCTGACTTCATTTTGATCGCGCTCAAGGTCTTGGCTTGTTGTGCGTGCGTCTTGCTGGCTTTCTTCAGTCCTTTTATTACTTTGTTAATTTTCTTTTGTGTCATTATCTCATCCTCATGCCCGGACCACGCATGGCTACCTGCGGTCTGTTAATAGCTGTATTAACCGGACCTCTTGTTAGTGGAGCTGCCACGCGCCCCATAGGATCTATTTGTGGCATTGGAAACTTAGGTAAAGATGGCATCGGCATAGGTGCTGGCATAACTGGAGCTGGCATAACTGGAGCAGGCATAACTGGAGCAGGCATTGGCATAGGCTCTGGGATTTGGGCCTGTATATCAGGCATCAAAAATTCTTCAAGTCTTTCAATTGATGGTGGTTTCATCGGTATCTTTTTGGGCATACCGGGACCTTTCGTCAGTTTCTTTCGTCCACCAACGTCTTGGGGTGGCAAGCTTACGACGGGTCTGCCTTTCGGCACGACTGGTATACTAACCGGCATGTCCGGCCTTCCGCCTTCTCCGCCAACATCAATATTTAGGTTTGCAATTCTTTCTCTGATTGCATCCATATCTATGTTTGGTATTTGTATATTACCCGGACCCATTCCGCCTATCATCGGTGATGGCCCAGCTACGTCCATCACAGGATCAGGCATTGGCGTGGCAGCTTGTCTAGCTGCGAGCTGTTCTTGTAATTCTGCAATCTTGGCTTCTAAACCAGATATTTGGCCTGAATAATCTGGCATTTGTGGTCGAGGTCTGCGTTTAAATCTTGGTCGAAAGCCACCAAAGAATCCGCCACCCATACCGGGGAACCCGCCACGCATTCTAGGATCAAACGGAGGAGGCCCAAAACCGCCTCCGCCAAATCCACCAAATCCGCCCATAGGGGGGGTCATCGGGCGTCTTAATCTGCTAAACAAACCGCCTATACCGCCACCTTGTGGCTGCAATGGCATCATTTGATTTCTAAAAATCGCCACAATAACTCCTTAGTCGTACTTCTTAATCATCTCCAAAATAATCATGTAACTGTCGCCGCTGGAGTGACCCACAGTTGTGAAGTCAATGTCTCCGGTTTTGCCAGATCCAGCATTATTTGGGATAGCAGTGAAGTTATCGTAGTATTCATCGCCGGTTGCATCTGCTGGTATGTGTGTAAGCAGGACATTTGTTGATGCATCAAATTCCATTTTTACACTCATGCCAACAGTCATCCAATAAATTCTTTGGATGTGAACCTCAGTGCAGGCTTGTCCAGCTGAGTTTGCAGCTAAGGCAGATACATCTACCTTTTTGACTGCTGACTCACCTGAGCCGTCAGACACGTTGGTGAACCGCATAATCGCGGTTCTTTCGCCGTCCTGAATAGTTTGTGAAGCTACAGCATCAGCCATATCTCACCTCCTACAGTTCAGTTACCGCAGTGCGTTCTTTGTAAGCGCCAATGTAATCAACGGTCAAAGTTTTCGCAGCAGCAGCACCATTTTGTATACCAAACGACAGAGTTAACTCTTCATTGTCTGGCACGTTTGTGCTGACTACTGTGCCAGCTAAGACGTTGTTTTGGAAAACGTGAAACTTCTGATCTTTAGGATCATATAAAAATCCTATAGTCATAAAAGTATCGTCGGCCAGTGCGGTAGGCAAATCTAAAGTAGATTGAGTGCTGTCTTTTTCGACTATCATAGTAACAGTCGTAGCCCCATCTGATTTCAAAAAGAAAATGCCATCGGTTACATCTAACGGAGATGTGTCCGTAAGTTGCAGACCAGCGACAATGTCAGATTGCGTTGCGTCATTGGTTTTGAACCGCATGTGAAACGCTAATTGTTTACCAGCTTCGTATTTGAAACCTTCTTTTACCAATTGGAAAAAGTCGGCATCGTTATCGCCAGCTGCGTTAGTTACCAACAAAAGACCACCATCACCGTCAGCTAATGCTTCTGATGCGGATCCTGTTCCATCTTCTGTTGTTGTAATTGTCCAATCGGACGCTAGATAAGTATCAAAGTCATTAAAATAACTATGGTACTTATGGGGTGCGGGAGCCTTTAATTTACCAAGTGTTCCATCACCTGAAACATTGGTTACTCCGCTCGTAAAGTGTGTTGTCATGCTACAGTCCTCCTAAATTAGACCAGCAACCGGCCCATCCGATTGCCATAGAGACTCTGTCAGTATACCACTAAAAACCGAAAAACAAATAAAAAGGGCCGAAGCCCTTTCTTACCCGTAAACTTTTTGGTAAGCCTCAGCTCTACCTGCGTTAACTATCTGTCTTTTGTACTTCTTGATCATGGTTTTCGCAGCGTGCTGTTGTGCTGGAGTCCATTGGTCCTGCCCAGCGAGGCTTTTACCGAAATTGCTGTCGGTCCCGTTGAAACCCATCCCATCTTCCGCAAACGCTCCATCACATGCACCCGCAACACAAGATACGAAATCCTGTAATGCAACCACCACATTTGCAGGCAGAGGCTTAGGCGACTTCTTGTTTTTAGCTGAGAATACTTTTTCCACAGTTTCCACATCAATTGCAATCTCCTCGATGCTGACATTGTTTTCAACCACGTTGTCTAGAGCCTTATCCAACACCTTCTGCTTGCTAACCAGCACCTCAGCCAGTCTAGCGTCAATTGAACCATCAACAACCAAATGCTGTACTAACACAGAGCTTTCTTGACCAATTCTGTGGCAACGATCTTCAGCTTGTGACACGTTACCGGGAACCCAATCAAGCTCTGCGAATACTACGTGACTTGCAGAAGTCAGGGTAATTCCTACACCCGCAGCTCCGATAGTGCCAATAAACACGTCAGCACTGCCAGCTTGGAAAGTATCAACAGAGTTTTGTCTGTGAGCTTGTGAGCAGTCGCCTGTAAGAGTAACCACAGTCTTGCCAGCTGCCTCAAGACCCTCTTTGATACCATCTACAACATCTTTATGGTGAGCCATGACCACCACTTGGTGATCGATATCAGCTACGTGAGTAACAACATCAGCCACTTTAGCCAGCGCAGTATCGTGACGCACGCCTGACATTTGCTCAAACTCTACATCGTTTGATGATGTCTCATCGACTGCATCCGCCATGGTTTCAAACTCTTTACGGATCTGGTCGCTGTAATCGTTGC